TTTCTATAATCAACATACGCTTCAACAATCTCAGATCTCCACTCCTCACTCATATTTGCCATAATTTGAAGTGCAGAATCTTCATTCTCAGCATAACCATTTTCGATTAAGTGCTCAAGAATTACATCAAAAAGATCAACTTCTTCCGACATTTTTTGAGAAACTCCTGCTGCCTTAGATGCTACTTTAGCAGCCCCAGATGCAACTTTGCCAGCAACTTTACCAATAGCACCTCTAAGTCCACGCTTAGCAACTGCCATTTTATTTTTTACAGACTGAGCAATTCTTGATGCTGCATCAGATGCTGCTTGCTTGACTTCACGACCTTTGTTGTAAGCACTTACTTGTGCTTGAGCAACTCCTTTACGAACTGCTTTTCCAACACGAATGTTGCGAATGTTTCTTGCTCTTCTTTCTGCCTCTGCACCTTTTGCTGCTACTGCTGCTTGCTTTTCTTTTCTAATATTAGAAATGTTTTTTGCTCTTTCTTTTGCCTTTGCCTCACCTGCTTTTATTTCAGCAGATTGTTTTTTAGCCGCCCTCTTTTCTCTTCTTGACTTCAACCAAGCAGATGTTGCTGTTGTATCTTTTACATTATCAGACTTTGGTTCTGCTTTTGGTTGTGCTGCTTTTACAGTAGTAACCTTTGCCTTTACTGCTGGTTTTTTCTTTGCTTCCGCTTTTGCTTTTTCTCTAGCGTCAATTTTTGCTTTGACTTCTTCAACAGAAGGTCCGCCAGTTCTTCTTCTTGCTGCTCTTGCTTCAGTCAAAGTTTGCCCTTCAAAAAGAGCATCTACAATATCATAATAAACTGGATTATTTAAAATTTGATATGCACCATGCTCATTTAATCCACATTCTTGAAGATATTCAGATACTAAATCAATTTCTTCAAGAATATCTAATTCATCACCAATAACTTCTTCAAAAATTTCTTCGACTTGATCAAAATCATATCCTTCTTCGATCAATTCTCCAATTACTTCTTCTACAACAATATCTAATTGAGAATCAGTAAGATCGTCAACAAAAGAAAGACTTTCTTCTACAAGTTCTTCCTGCAATTCTTGATCGTATACTGCTTGATAAGCTTCATTAAGATGACGGAAATCCATTCTAGTAATTTAATTCTTTTCTTTTTCTATTTATAAAAAAAGACCCCCGCAGGGTCAAGATCCTAATACAGATCCAATATTATCGTCAATATCTTGAATCACTGCACGAATGTCAGAGATACGAGGGGGAATACTTACTTCATCATAAGTATATCCTTTTTGAGAATCAAATAGAACTTGACGAACTGCGGCTGCAGTACGAGCATCCATTTTAATTGTTACTTGTTTTTCTTTAACCATAATTCTTCTAGTTTTTGCTTTACGGATTCTGGTGTCGCTTTTACGCGATAATTGACTTCATCTCTACGGGAAAGTTCTGTAAGAATTTCTGCCGTAATATCCCAAAGTTCAGAAGAGTGTCGATGATTGTAACTCCACGTCTCACTCATAGATCACCCTCCACACGATTTTCAGAACGATAAACATCAAATGCTCCCTCCGGATAGCGAGCACTCAGTTTTTCATAATTCATTTCCATAATCTCACGAAAACTTGTATCAAGTGCCATACATGCTTGAGCAATGTACCAACAAATATCACCAAGTTCACGCTTCATATGAAAAACACTTTCTTGATTGTAAGGTTTTCCTTGTAGGAAGATTTTCTTAACCACTTCAGTAAATTCACCTGCTTCTGCAGTGATTCCAAGAGCAGCAGTCAAAAGACGAGGAACATCAACATCGTCATTTACTTCAAGTTCAGTCATACGCGACAAAAGCTGTGCAAAATCACTACTTGCAGGACTTGTTGTTTGACGCACAAACTCAATATACTTATCACTATCAATAACTTTTTTATCAGTCATCAGAATTTAAATCCCTCAAATGTTTTTTTAGGTTTTTTCTCTTCGTAATCATACTCTTCATCCTTTCCATTGTCAAGAATGTCTTGTTGAGCAGATTGTTCGCAGTCATAGAGACGCATTTTTGCACGATCAATACCAACCACAAAACGCTTATGAATGGTAGGATCGTTATATCGGTTCTTAAGTTGCTTGACCAAGATTTGACCAAGACCCTCCAACTCTTCAGTACTGATAAGCGCAAACATCAAGTCAGCAGTAGCAGGAAGACCGAAACTCTCAGAAGTATCAGTCAATTCCACATCAGAAGAACCATAACCAGAACGTGTAGTTTGAGTAGCACTTACAATAGGAACATTAAACTCTACAGCAAGACCACGAAGTTCTTCAGCAATTGATTTCACAAAAGTGTAAGAGTTGATATTACTACCACCACGATACCTTGAGGATGCACAAATATTCAGATAATCAATAAAGATAATATCTGGATGAAAAGACTTCTTAAGAGCAAGTTCGCTAAGAAGTGCTTTAAAGTGTCCTGCGTGTGCAGATGCTGTTGGATATTCTTTAATGATAAGTTGACCTTGAGTTTTCTTTGAAAGGTTTGTGACTTTGTTATCAAACATTTGCTTTGGAAGATCGACAATATCCTGAATAGGAACGTTCAAAAGATTGGCATCAATTCTTTCAGCAATTCGTTCCTCCGCCATCTCAAGAGTGATATAGAGAACGGACCTGCCCTGAAGCAAAGCGGAGCTAGCCACATGACACATGAACAACGATTTCCCAACACCCGTTCCAGCAAGAGCAATATTGAGAGTCTTATTAGGTAGACCACCTTTTGTAATTTTATTAAAATATTCCAAATCAAAAGGTATTTTATCTTCTTTACGATGATAGAAATCATATCGTTCTTCATAGTTCAGCAGGTAATCGTGTCCGATGTGAGTGTCAAAAGATACTGCAAGAGCATCGGACAGAATACTTGGAATACTATCCCTATTTTTCTTTTCATCTTTACCATCAGCAATATGAATAGATTCCATCAATGCCAAGTAAATAGCACGATCACGACACCACTTTTCAGTCGTGTCTACCAACCAGTTAAATTCAGATGGTTCATCATCCAAGTAACTAACTAGTTGAGAAACCTCTTTGAAGGTAGTCTCATTAATATCTTGACGTTTTTCAACCTCAATACAAATAACTTCTTTGGTTGCAGTTTGATTATATTCTTGTACAAACTTCCAGATTTCCTCAAAAATAATTTTTTGAGATTGATCTTCAAAATATTCAGACTTTAAAAAAGGAATAACCTTACGCACATATTCTTCATTATGAATTAGATTACGAAGAATAAGGGTTTCAACTTTATCCATGGGGCATATCAAATACGAATGTTATTCTAGTCTCGTCACCAATATTTACGGTGCCGTGTGGTAGTTTATTATTAAACCAAAGAAGAGTTCCTGGTTCTACAACTACACTATCAGTTCCACAGAAATATTGATACCTCCCAACTATAGAGAGGTGATATCTATCTCTTGTAAGATAATAAGTTCCTTCATCAATATGAGCGCCAACCATTTCCCCAATGGGGAGAGATAGAAATCCACAACGATGTAGTTCTCTATTTTTGAAGTGTTTACGAACTATCTTTCGGATTTCATTATGATGCTCATATGCTGGAGTTTTAATGTTGATTTCAGAATCTCCAACAAAGTCTTCTTTGTTTTTTACACCACCCATTATAAGTTGAAGAGCACTTACTGGCAAGTCAGCAAATCCCTTATCAACTAAAGACTGGGAATCCTTTAGATGTTTCTGATGATCCCAGTCTTTTGGATATTTTTTAAGTTGCTCTACAACTTTAGATACATTGATTCCAGTTTTAAGAACCTTAATCACGATCCGTAACTAAACTCTTCTCTTGCAATCTCATCAAGTTTTTGCATCACTTCTTCAGTGAAGTATTCTTCAGGATTAGCGAGAATCTGTTTTGCATAGATTTTCTTACCATCCATCTCATAGCGTCCTGCTACATTCTTCCAGAGTCCACCAATCTCACCAAGTTCCAAAAGACCGTAGTAACGATCAAGACCGCGCTCATCATAATACAAACGGATTTCAACATCTTTATTTTCCTTACTCAAACGCGATTTGTGAGTCTTAGCCTTGATAATATTTCCGACCACTTCCGTTCCATCCTTTTCTTTCTTTTTGCTGAGATAAATGATTGTAGATGCTGCGTATTTGAGTCCAGAACCTCCTCCCAT